CGCTAGGTATATAAGATGTAGTGTTATTAAATCAGAGTGGGATTATTTTCAACTTAATGAAGGCGCTACTTTACTTGCTTACGCTGCTTATGGAATATTTATAAAGTCACAGTACATAGATACCGCAGCGCTCGCGTTTTTTCCAAGACTAGCTTTACCAAGGAAAATGCACGTGTTACTAAACAATGAGAACAGTGTTTATCATAAAAACTACATTGAACGCTGGGATCCTTACCAGTTTGCTATAAATGGTTCAGGAACTAATTGGGCTTACTTTGAAAGATATTTTAGATTAAATAACGCTTCAGCTGGAAATTTAACAATAAAAGCAAGCAATGCAGTGACTTTAACAGAACAATCAACTAACACTTTGACAACTGTGAGTGGGGATCCCGCTACGGATAACGGGACCAAGATATTAAATGTCATTGGAGACAGTTTTACATATAACGGTGCGTGGTATTTAAAAACAGATTCTTTATGCCCTAATCTATCTTTTGTAGGTATTAGAAAATCATATAGTACACCCGGGGCATCAAGTATAAAAGCTGAAGGCCGTGGTGGTTGGACAGTTTCTAAGTATATGACGGATTTAACCGGTAGTGCTACAGACAGTCATAGTCCTTTCTTACAGCCTGTTGACCCTTATAAGTATTATGGAAATACACTTTTTTGGGAAGCCGTAGAGGCTGGAACAACTGGGTACGGTATTAATGGATTTACTGACACAGCTACAGCTATTGGATTTGATTCTAATGGGTTCAAGTCAAACCCTCAAGCAAACGACGTAATGTACAATGGAACTAGCTCTATTTATCAAAAATACAATGGAACTTCATGGGAAACTATAACAGAAGCTACTTTAGGGTTTACCTTTAACTATACTAAATACCTATCAACATGGAACGTGCCAATGCCTGATTACGTGCCTATTTTACTAGGTACTAACGATTTTAGAAACAGTATGCCGACTGATGCTTTTTTAGCTGCTTGGAAAGTTAGTTTTGATATAATTTTTCAAAGCATTCTAGCAGCAGGTGTAGCAAACGGTAAAACAGTTAGAGTAGCAATGTGTACTCCTACAACTCAAAACGAATCGGCTAATAATTCAACTTCTGCAAACCCTTTGTTTCATACGGCAAACGTATGGAAAGCTAGAAATTACATGTTTGAAACTTTCGATATAGATAGTTATTTAAACCAAGGATTAGACATTGTGGACACGGGTAGCTCTTTGGACGGTGAATTTGGATTTGATATGAGCGAGATCAAACCGTTTGCAGACTTTACTGGAACCGCTAGAGAATTGTATTCAAGTAACACGCCGCACCCAAGTACACAAGGTTATGGGCAACTAGGAGTTAGGTTAGCGGGTTATATCCAAGCTACGAGGTAAATAAACATAAAAACACAAGTGATAAATAAAACAATACAACATAGATAAAACATGGCAATAATATATTCATACCCTACGGCAACACCTAAAGTGTCAGATCTTTTAGTTATATCAAACGGAAGTAAAAAAACAAAGTCAGCTTCTATATCCAGTGTTATAGATCTAATAAACACAGGCTTACTGCCAGGAGTAGGTACGGTAACCTCTATAGGTGTAAGTGCTCCTTCAGCGTTCACTGTAGCTAACTCACCGATTACATCAACTGGAACAATAATAATAACAGGTGCTGGTGCGACTAGTCAGTATATTGACGGGACTGGAGCTTTGCAGAGTTCAGCTAATCAAGCACTAGACACAACTAGTAGTGTAACTTTTTCTACAATCACAGGTAACGGTTCAGCTATAACAAACATCGATAAATACACTACATCATACATTGATACCAATATATATACAAAAACGGAAGCTGATTCCTTATTCACCAGTGGTTTTGTAGGAGCAATAACGCCAACAAGCACAGCTCCAACGCAAGACGGTTTGTATTCTTGTTCAACTTCTGGAACATATACTAATTTTGGAGGAGAAGTAGTGTCGCTAAGCAACCAAGTAGTATCCATAGCGGTTGAAAATAATCAAACTACGTTTACGCAAATCGTTACACCAACAGGCATAACTTTTGATTCTACTCCTACTGCCGGAAGCACTAATGCTGTTGAAAGTGAGGGAATTAAAACTGCTATTGATGCAAGTTTAGGTCAAATAGTAAATTTTTACGATTTAAATAACTTATTTAATGTTGATAATATTGTAGATGGTTCTTACATAAGTTCAACAACTGGAAATATTAACAGTGCAAGTGGTTGGGGTTTTAGTGGTTTTATTGATATTTCATCTTATCCAGATGGTCAAGAGTTTACCTTAAGTGGTCAAAGAGATAGAGCTGGTTTTGCTTTTTCGGTTGACAATAGTGGTACAACATCTGTTACTGGTTCTTACATAGGTAGTAGTACATTGCCTTTAACAGTAACTAAGCCACTTACTGCAAATTATATGTATTTTAATCTATATTACCCAAGCGGAACAACATACTCTAATGTAATGATTAATGTTGGGTCTACTGCTTTACCTTGGGAGAAATTTGGTCGTGGTATTGTAATTAAAAATTCTGTTTTACCTCCTATTAAAATAGCTAATTTAAAATTGAATGGAATAGGTAGTGAAGCTACTGTCACGGGGTTAGTGTCAAAAAGAATAATAGAACCTTTTAAAGAGGTTCAAGTTAGTGGTTCAAGAGTTTTTAACTTTAAGACAGATGAAGTTAATGATGTTGTTTTTAGAGAAAATACAACAGACGATGTAGCGCCATGTCATGTTTTAGGCACTACTTTGCTTGCTAATCACTCTTATTTTGGCTATGAAGTTGACACAAATGGAAATCATTTAAAGACAGATTCAGATATTGGAAGTGTTTATAGTTACGGAGGAAATGAATACACTTTGATAGACATTCAATCAAATGATGAGTTATGGGTAATTGGTGATACTTTAGGAGATATTTTACCAGAAAGTATTACACTATCTTATGTTAGTGGTGGCTCCACAACTAATGATATAGTTATAGATACACATAAATATAAACAAGCATTTCCTTGTAGTTCAGATTATAATTTAGATATTCTTATAGATGGAGTTAAAGAAACATCCAACACTGGAACTTTTTATTACGAAAACAATGTAGTATTTAATGAAACTTATAACTTAATAAAAAGAGATGACATTATTACTTGGTATCAAACAAATTATAGTTCTAATTTAAAACCGACTGGAGATGTTCTAATATATAACAATATTTCATATTCTTTTGACGTAGATGGTAACTGTACTATAAGTGGAGATTATAGTTTTAATGATATTATATCTGTTGAGGATATTATGGCTCTACAAGCAACAAGCGTAACTACATTAGCTAAATACTACATACCTAAAACAATTGCGTTTACACAAGATTCAACTAATATAAATTTTTCTTTAATAGAAAATTCTAATGTAATTGACGGAGAAACAATAACTTTTGATAGTAGTAAGTTAGATAGCTCATCTATTCCTAGTGATAGGTGGATGCAATTATCAAGTGATGGAACTAAAGGGTTTGCTATGGGTTTCTTGCCAGTCGCAAGTGCTGGTATCAATAGAAGTTCTAATACTACAGATATGACTATGCAAAGAAAAGGAGGTAGTAATAAGATGTATCCAAGGTTATTAGATATTGGCAATCATACAAGTTCATTAGGAGATGCTTATTCTTATATAGCTTATAGAAATGTATTTGTACCTCAAAATAGTGCAACTGCTAACTATTTAGTTAGAACAAAAAATGATGATTTTTATTTTATAGACTATCATAATGCATCTGGCGTTTTTCAATTCGACATGCCTATTGATTTTATAGGTAGGACGTTTGAGGTAAATGAAAGCAGAAATATAACATGTAACTCACAAGTAATTACTAACAAGTTAACAATAAATGTTAATTGTTTATCAGATTACGGTTATCTAGTTATAAAGATATCAAAATAAATAATAATATTAAAAAACAAAATGATAAAGAAAATAATTAATAACATTGCTAAAGATAAAAAAGACCACGTTTTACTTGGTATGTTTGTAGGCTATCCTTTAATGATTTTTGGGTATCTTATAGATATACTAGCTAGTCTAAACTTCATGTTTATAGCCGGTGGTGTTTTAGGTATTATTTTAGTTGGTCTTAAAGAAATAGTTTACGATTGGATAATGGATTTAGGAACACCTGAATGGTGGGATTTTATAGCCTCTGCAATACCTATTGTATTTCCTATAGTAACTTATCTACTAAACGTGTAATAATAACGGTAAGTTATAAGACTTAAATATAATCTAATTAAATAAAATACAAAATGGATGCAATTGTTAAGAACCTTAACTTCGGAGACGAAGCTAGGGACAATGTATTAAGAGGTATAAACAAACTGACTAAAGCAGTTAGTTCTACTCTAGGCGCTAGTGGTAAATGCGTCATGCTAGAAGACCAAACCGGTAATCCTATTATAACAAAAGATGGTGTAACTGTAGCTGATTCAATAATACTTAGAGATCCTGTAGAAAACATGGGTGCAACTCTACTTAAAGAAGCTGCTAGAAAAACAGTTAGAGAAGCTGGTGATGGTACCACAACTGCAACAGTGTTAGCTCACGCTATACTGCAAGAAGCTTATAAGGTTATAGGTAAACAAAATTCTAGAGAATTAAAAAATGGCATAAACTCTGCCACGGAAAAAGTTGTTAAATATTTAAAATCAATTTCAGTAAGCGTTGAAGGAGATATGATAGACCAGATAGCTACTATATCAACTAATAACGATCCGGAGCTTGGTAAAATTATAGCAAATGCTTTTAGAGCTGTTAACAATACAGGTGTAGTGATGATGGAAACTTCGGCTGACGGAGAAACAGAGGTAGAAATTGTAGATGGTGTTCAGTATGATAAAGGAATAACTAACTCGCATTTCATTACTAATCAACAGCTAAAAACAGCTGAATTAGATAATCCATTAGTCTTGCTAGTAGAATCTCCAATAGATACAATTAGACAAATACAATCAGTGCTAGAGTACGTAATAAAAAACAATAAACCTTTGCTTATTATAGGCGATTTAGATCAAGGTGTTTTATCTGCTTTAGCTATGAATAAGAATAAGGGTAACATAAAAGTAAACGTTGTAGATGCACCTACTTATGGTATTAGCAAGAAAGAAGTTTTAGATGATCTAGCTTTGTTAACAGGCGCTACAATTATAAACGAAGACTTAGGTGACGATATGGATATGATCCAGATAGAACATTTAGGAACATGTTTAAAAAGTGTTACATCTCATAGCGAGACAGTTTTACAAGTAAAAGACTCTAGTGATGAAGTTAAAGATATTATAGAAGATATTAAGACTAAATTAACAGAATCAAATCAATCACATGAGGTGATTCAACTTGAAAGAAGGTTAGCAATGTTATCAGCTAAAATAGCTATAGTTAAAATAGGGGCTAACTCTGCAATTGAATTAAAAGAAAAAACTGATAGAGTTGAAGATGCTATCTGCGCTACTAAAGCGGCTATTAAAGAAGGTATTGTTCCAGGTGGTGGAATTGCTCTACTAAATGCTTCTGACAGAATAACAAGTAGGTCAGAGGGCGAGAGTGTTCTTCTAGAGGCTATTAGAGCACCTTTTAAGACAATATTAGATAATGCTGGTATAAAAGGTTACGAATCACCTAAAACTAAAGGAGTCGGCTTAAATGTAGTTAATGGTAAAACTATTAATATGATTAAAGCTGGTATTATAGATCCTTTGCTAGTTACAAAGAGCGCACTAAGAAACGCGGCTTCAGTAGCTACTACTATTTTGTCAACAGATTGTGTAATAAACAACTTGAGAATAGATGAAAGCAATAGGTAGAAATATAATTATAAACAAAGAAAAAGAAGGGACCACCAAAACAAAGGGTGGTTTACTTCTTGCTCAGAACCAGAGAGAAGATATTAGGTACACTAAAGCAACTATAGTTTCGGTTGGTGAAGAAGCAGAGGCCGCGGGTTTAAAAGAAGGTAGTAATATATACTTTGATAGACATGCTGGTCATAAAATAGAATTTGAAAAAGATATTTACCACGTTATAAAGCTACAAGATATAGTTGTTGTTTTATGAGAAGGCTAGAAGCAAGGGATATAAAAGATATGAACTTGTTAAAACATTATCGCATAATACGTAAATGGGCTTGTAAAAACAATGACTTAAATGATTCTGATTTAGAGCTATTAATTTATTTTGATTGCATAGAGTATTTTACTAAAAATGATTTTATAGAAGGTACTTATTCTTATAGCTGGGACAATAGAAGATGGAACAGGCTTCTTAAAGAAGGTTGGATAGTTGTTTGGAGAAAAAGAAATCATACAACTCAAAAATACCACATATACAAAGTGTCTTTTAAATGCAAGCATCTTATAAACAAAATGTATAAGATAATGCTAGGCGAAGAAGATATTTCAATGAATGGTAGAAGCAATAAGTTAGTTAAAGGTGAGTCTTACACAGATAAGGTTTTAACTAAAGCTATAAGTTACGTAAACAAAGATAAAAACAGATAATATGATAAATCAAAATACTCCACAACCAAACAACGAAATGGTTGATCAAGAACCTCAGTACACACTGACACCACCTAAAGCTGGTAATCAATTAGGTATGGCTAAGCCTTTATTTAATGACAATGTACAAGCATCTGCTAATTCTATATTTGGAAACGAGACACAAAGACAAACGTCATTAGCTAATCCACCTTTCTATCAGTTAGATCCAATGTACAACGGTGAGCCTGGAGTTCAAAAGGAAGATTTTAAACAATTTAAAAAATAAATTATTATGAAAGATAAAGCAAAAGGTCAAGTTGGTGAAAACGCAATATGGGATGGACCACTAGACGTTACAGGTTTTCCAATGGGCAAAGGATCTAGTTCAGGTATAAATGGTATGCAAATATCTAAAGCGCCTTGTGGTTGTGGGAAGTCGAAAGGACTACCTATTACTAAAATTGCTCAAGGTCTATAAAATGTTAGGCAATATGCAAGATTTAAAAATATGGTTTTTCAATGCAATGACATTAAGCGTTGCTACTTTTTCTACTATAGAATTAGGTTTAAAAATTGTTTTACTTTTAGTTAGTATAGGCTACACGTTAGATAGATGGTTTAATAGCAAAAAAAAATAAAATGCCTTACACTCAACCAGACTCATCACCTTTCTTAAGAGTTCGTAAAACAACTAAAGGAAAAGGTAGAAACTTTTTATCTACTAAAGAAGGAGCTGGTATGACTTCCGCTGGGGTTAAAAAGTATAAAAAAGAAAACCCAGGTAGTAAACTTAAAACAGCTGTAACTGGTGATGTTAAACCAGGTAGTAAAGACGCTAAAAGAAGAAAATCTTTTTGCGCTAGATCCAAAGGATGGAAGGGTGAAAGAGGATTAGCAGCGCGTAGAAGATGGAAATGTTAAATAATAAATAAATATAAATAAAAATGAAAAAGTCACCTTTAAAAAAATCAAAACAAAAAGTAGAACAAGACTACGCTAGAAACGCTATCGCTGACTATAAAAGCGGAGATAAAAAAGCAGCTAAATACGAAAAGAAAAAAGAATTAGAAGTAGCAGCTGGAGAATCAGGTATTATGATGAAAAAATCTCCTTTGTATAATCAAAACAAAGGTTATGAATCTAATAAACAAGAAAAGAAAAACTTACTAAGTGACAATCCAATTGATTCACGAGCTGGTGGTTCTTTTATGTCTAAGCACTCTAAGAGTAGAATGTAAATATTTTAACAGTAGAGACCTGTGATAAAACTCAAGCCAAACATAAACACTAACACTAACTTAAACACTAACAAAAATGGCTAAATTTTTAAAGATCCCACTAACTGGAGTGGCTAATACACCAGAACAATTAGTATCAATTGACCAAATAGTATCTGTAGTACCTGGAGACGTTGCTGGACCTGGAGCTAATCCAACCACAACTACAAGAATCTTCTTAAACGCTGCTGCTGCATTTGACACTATTCAAGTAACGCACACTGCTGCTTTAACTGCTGGAGATGTATTAAAAGCTTTTAATTCTGCTTTAACTGCTAATCCAGGTGGTATTGTATCTACTTTAGGTGCTCCATTGAATACTGCTCAAATTGTAGCTCCTGCTACTTCTGGTAGACAATTAATAACAACTCAAGCTGTACATGTAAATTACACTGCTATTGCTTTTAGTTAATGGTTAAAATTAATTAATCTTACGGGCGTAAAATCCCGTAGGATTTTTTTTAAAAAACAAATATGGCTTTTAAACTAAACACACCACCTTATAATTACGATAGTACTCCTATTTACAGTGTAGATATGGAAGACGGTGTTTTAGGTAAAGCTAACAACAACGGTTCTATCTTACTTAATAAAGACTTAGATCCATCAAAAAAAGAAAGTGTTATAAAGCACGAAAAAATACATCTAGACCAAATGGAGCGTGGTGATTTAGACTACGACGATAAAAACGTCTACTGGAAAGGTAAAAAGTATTCCAGAGCACAGATGAAAGAAGGTGCTAAAAATTTACCTTGGGAGGCTGAGGCTTACAAAAAATCATAAACAAAAAATCATAAACAAAAAAACAAAACAATGGCATACAAACAAACAGCAGGAAGGTCTCCAATGGCTAAAACAGGTAGAGGATTAGATTCAGCTTTATTGCAAGTTGATCCAGATCCAAAAAAACCTAAGAAAAAAATAACAAAAGCAGAAGCTCAAGTTAGAGGTTTTGACGAGCAATTTGAAATAGTTAAAGCTAAGTTTCCAAAATCTACAGTTGAAAAAAGAGCAAACAATCTAGGTTCATACACTGTTAGAAAAGGAGGAGGTTCATTCATGTACACTCCAGGTAAACCAGTGATTTAATGAAAAAAATATTCCAATGGTTAACAGGTGGCGTTATTAAAGAAGTAGGCAACGTTATCGATAAGCTTACTACAACTAAAGAAGAAAAACTAGAAGCGCAGAGGCTAATACAAGAGATATTAGAAAAAGCAGATAGCGAAGCTCAACAACAGGTTACAGATAGATGGAAAGCAGATATGGCTTCCGATAGCTGGTTAGCTAAAAATATTAGACCTTTAGTTTTAGTGTTTTTAACATTTATATTTAGCTTGTTAGTTTTCACAGACGGAAACATAGGGGAATTTAAGATAACAAAAGAATACATACCAATATTTCAGTCATTACTTATTACAGTGTATGGCGCTTACTTTGTAGGTAGAACTTGGGAGAAATCAAAAAAACAATAAACAAATAAATAAATAAAAATGGGACAATTCGGAAATCAACCTGATTTTGCTACAAATGATGTAAAGGTTTGTACACCTAGTAATGATATAAACAGCACTACTTTTTTAAACGGTGCTGTTATATACATTGGAGACAATACAACTGCTGGAAAAGACCTAAAGGTTATACCTGGTGGAACTGTAGGTGTTCAAGGCGTAGTATCTACTATTACATTAGGATCTGGAGGTAGCGGTTATACAGCTGGCGTAGGTCAAGCAACTACTTCGGCTAGCGGTTTAGGTACTGGTCTTACTTTAACTACAACAGTCGTAGGTGGTGCAATAACAGCGGCAACTATTGTAGCTGCTGGTACTGGCTACAGACAGGGTGATATAGTAACTGTATCAGGAGGTACAGCTGGTGAATTCACTATAAATGTAGTAAACGCTCTTCCAGTAGCTGGCGACGCTGTAACTTTTAAAGGTTTAGGAACTGGTGGTTTTTTACCAGTAACTGTAGATTATGTTTTAGCAACAGGAACTACTGTTCAACAATTAATATCAGCTAGGTAATATGGCTATGGGTATCAGTATGGGTATTGGTATACCTAGCGGAGTGTTAAGTTCAGGATCTGGATTAGATGGAACATCTTTTATAACTACTTGGACAACATCAGTAGATGGAGAAACTATAACTATACCGATTGGGACTGGTAGTTATAATTATACTGTTAAAACAAGTGATGGTCGAACCTTTACAAATATAACTGGAAACGCTACAATAACATTTGCTACTGCTGGAGATTATGATGTTTCTATAAGTGGAACATTTCCTCAAATAAAATTTAATAACGGTGGAGATAAACTAAAAATAGTAGATATCAAGCAATGGGGGAATATTGTTTGGGGTTCTTTCTCTGCTTCTTTTAGAGGTTGTAGTAATTTAGTTGGAAATTACACGGATGCTCCTAATTTAAGTAGTGTTGGTAATATGAGCAATACTTTTAGAGACTGTGATATTTTTACTGGTAAAACATCAAATTGGGATACAAGTACTGTAACTAATATGAATGGTATGTTTAGAAGTGCTGAATCATTTAACTCTGATTGTTCTTCTTGGGATGTTAGTAGTCTTACTACTGTAGTAAGTATGTTTCAACAAGCAAGAGCATTTAATCAAGATATTGGTGCTTGGGATGTGAGTAATGTGACTAATATGACTCAAATGTTTAGTACTACCAATCTTTTTGACCAAAATTTAGAAAGTTGGAATATTTCAAAAGTAACAACCTTTGGTAACTTTAAAACAGTTGGAGTCTTTTCAACAGCAAACTATGATGCGCTATTAATTGGATGGAATAATACCTTAGTAGACTTTGTAAACGGAGGAGGAACTTACACTCAAACTCCTACTGCATATTTTGGTAATTCACAATATACAGCAGGTGGAGCAGCGGCAGCAGCTAGAGCTTCTTTAGGAGCAGTGTTTAATTGGAATATAACAGATGGAGGGTCAATTTAAAATATACAAAATGATAAAAACATCAAAATTAAATTACCCAACAGTAGATACTTGGTTTATAGCTTGGGATAACAATAGGGAAAATATAAAGGCTTTTGGTATGGTAGCGACAACTCAATGCATGATTTCGCCTTGGGATGAAATGGATTATTTTACAAATGAAGCTGAATGGCTGGAAGTGTTGTTAGAAAATGGGATTAATCCTTTTCAGGAAGACTAAATAAGTAATTAAACGATACACTATGTGACTATCATAGTATGAAAACAATTAAATTAAATACAATGTCAAAAGAACAAAAGATTACAACAGAAGAATTAACAAGTATTAAAGAAAAACAAAAAACTGTTAACGATTTATTATCAAATATTGGTTACCTAGAAGCTCAAAAGCATTCAACGTTACATCAATTGTCTGAGTTTAATTCAGATATAGAAAAAAGCAAAAATGATCTAGAAGAAAAATACGGTGCTATTAGCATTAATTTAGAAGATGGTTCATATACTTTTATTGAAAAAGAAAATAAACCTGAAGATGTCTAATGTTATAAGAAAAATAAGTATTGGTTCTGATTACAAAAACGATGCAATGCATTATGCTGTAAGTCAACAAGTTTATGGAGGACACACAATATCAGCAATCTTACACAATCAAGAATCAAACTCTTATAGTATATTCATAAAAAAAGGAGATGAGATAATGCCATGGAAGAAATTTAATTCTAACATGGCTATATCCGTTGAATACGATTTAGAATATTAGATGAAAAGTTTATACGATTTCATAATTAAGCCATTAGGTGATAGATATGAAAATGAAATAAAACTTGGTGATAAGACCTTAGTCTTGAACACGAAAATAGAAAGCTTTAAATCAGTCAATAATATGGCTGTAGTTGTTGAAACTCCTAAAGCTTTTAAAACAGATATAAAAAAAGGAGATATAATAGTAGTTCATCACAATGTTTTTAGAGTATTCTACGACATGAAAGGTGTTAAAAAAAATAGTAGATCTTATTTTGAAGATGGATTATATTTTTGCGCTATAGATCAAATATATTTGTATAAAAATACAGGCAATTGGAAATCATTTGGGGACAGATGTTTTGTAATGCCTTTAAAGAATAATAACTCTTTAGAGCTAGAAAAAGAACAAAAACTTATTGGTATACTAAAATACGGAAATAAGTCCTTAGAAGCTCTTAAAATAATCCCAGGAGATGTGTTAGGTTTTACACCTAACAGTGAATGGGATTTTATTATAGACAAGCAAAGAGTTTATTGTATGAAATCTAATGATATTGTAATTAAATATGAACACAAAGGAAACCAAGAAGAATATAATCCTAGCTGGGCAGAAAGCAGTTGAAGAGTTAATTAAAGTAGCTAAGGAAGCTATTGTTGATTCTGATGATGATTTATCTGCTGATAAACTTAAAAACGCTGCAGCTACTAAGAAGCTAGCTATATTCGATGCTTTTGAAATTCTTAATCGTATTGAAGAAGAAGAGAATATGCTTGATCCTAAAAAAGAAGAAGTTAAACAAGAAAAGTCTTTTAGAGGTTTTGCTGAAGGAAGATCTAAGTAATGTACGAGCAAACTCTATATAGCGTCTTAAAACACCACATAAAACCCAAAATTGTAAATAGATTAAACAAATACAAAAAATGGGAGTATGGTTATAACAAAGAATATGACGTTGTTGTTATAAGTAAGACTGGTCAAATAGGTGAAATTTACAATATACAAGGTTTAAATATAGCTTTACCAAAACAAGAGAATGTTGTTTCTTTTGAATTAAACAAGTGGCAGCATACTCAATACCCTAAAGAGCTAAAAAAAATAAAATCTGTTTTTGATTGGGATGATTACCCTACGAACTTTAAAGAAGAATGGTATGACTATATCGATACAGAGTTTAAAAGAAGAGATGAAGGAATGTGGTTTAATAATAAAGACGTTCCTACTTATATTACTGGTACTAACTACATGTACCTGCAGTGGTCCAAGATTGATGTTGGGCAGCCAGATTTTAGGGAGTCAAACAGATTATTCTACTTATTCTGGGAAGCTTGTAAAGCAGACGTCAGATCATACGGTATGTGTTATCTTAAAAACAGACGTTCTGGATTCTCGTTTATGGCATCTGGAGAAACAGTTAACCAGGCAACAATATCAACAGATTCAAGGTTTGGTATATTATCAAAATCTGGGCCTGATGCGAAGAAAATGTTTACAGACAAAGTTGTACCAATATCGATCAACTACCCTTTCTTTTTCAAACCGATACAAGACGGTATGGACAGGCCAAAAACAGAACTCGCGTATAGAGTACCAGCGTCGAAGTTTACACGAAAGAAACTTGATACCAACGAAAAGTTACAAGAAATATCGGGGCTCGACACAACAATTGACTGGAAAAACACAGGAGACAACTCGTATGACGGGGAAAAATTAAAACTACTAGTACACGATGAAAGTGGAAAGTGGGAAAGACCTACAAATATATTAAACAACTGGAGGGTAACTAAAACTTGTTTAAGATTAGGTTCTAGAATTATAGGTAAATGTATGATGGGCTCAACATCAAACGCTCTAGACAAGGGTGGTGAAAATTTTAAAAAATTATACTATGATTCAAATATTAACGAAAGAAACGCCAATGGGCAGACTCGTTCAGGACTCTATAGTTTGTTCATACCTATGGAATGGAACTACGAAGGATACATTGATTCTTATGGATTTCCTGTATTCAACACTCCAGGTAAAGAAATAAAAGGACCACAGGGTGATCCAATAGATCAAGGAGTAATAGAGTATTGGCAAAACGAAGTAGATGGTTTAAAAAACGATCAAGATGGTTTAAACGAATACTATCGTCAATTTCCAAGAACAGAGCAGCACGCTTTTAGAGATGAAACAAAGCAATCGCTTTTTAATCTTACAAAAATATACGAGCAAATAGATTACAATGAAGACTTAAGAAACACCTCTGTAGTAACTAAAGGTAGTTTTCAATGGGAGAATGGTGTTAAAGATTCTAAGGTTTTATTTATGCCTAATAAAGACGGTAGATTTAATATAACTTGGGTTCCACCTACGAATCTTCAGAATCGTGTAATAATTAAAGGTAATACTAAGTATCCAGGTAATGATCACTGTGGAGCGTTTGGTTGTGATAGTTATGATATATCAGGTACAGTTGATGGTAGAGGTTCTAATGGAGCTTTACACGGTTTAACAAAATTTAGTATGGAGGACATACCTCCTAATCATTTCTTTTTAGAATATATTGCTAGACCACAAACAGCTGAGATGTTTTTTGAAGATGTATTAATGGCATGTATATTTTACGGTATGCCTTTACTTTGTGAAAACAACAAGCCTAGATTATTATATTATTTCAGAAGAAGAGGTTATAGAGGTTACTCTATGAATAGACCAGATAAGGTTTGGAACAAATTATCAGTAACTGAAAAAGAAATAGGTGGAATACCTAACTCTAGTGAAGACATAAAACAAGCTCACGCTTCTGCTATAGAAACATATGTAGATACAAACATTGGTAAAACTGAAGGAGGTTATGGAGACATGTACTTTCAAAGAACCTTAGAAGATTGGGCTAAATTTAATATAAATAACAGAACAAAACATGATGCTTCCATAAGTTCTGGTTTAGCTTTAATGGCATGTAACAAGAATAGATACACACCAACAGCTAAAAAAGAATATAAAAGTATAAACTTAGGTATAAAAAAATATGACAACACAGGCGCGTCATCAAAAATGATTAAATAAATGAAGATACAAACTAATACTTATAGTTCATTCCCTAGTCAAGTAGTTAGCGATGAAGAAAAAGCAAGTCTAGATTACGGTATACAAGTGGGTAGAGCCATAGAGCAAGAGTGGTTTCAAGGAGGAAGATCCGGAAACAGATATGCTAAGTATTATAGTAATTTTCATCAATTAAGATTATATGCTAGAGGAGAGCAAAGTGTTCAAAAGTATAAAAATGAATTATCTATAAATGGTGATTTATCATACTTGAACTTAGACTGGACACCTGTTCCTATTATATCTAAGTTTGTAGACATAGTTGCTAATGGATTGTCTAATAAATCATACGATATAACAGCTTACGCTCAAGATCCTTTTTCTGTAAAAAACAGAACAGACTATGCACAAGCTATAGAGCAGGATATGAATACCAAAAAAGCTCTTGTTAACTTACAAGAAAACTTAGGTATGGATTTTTCTAGAACTCAAAATATGGAAGATCTACCCGAAAGCGATGAAGAGCTTGATCTACACATGCAGATGACTTATAAGCAAAACGTAGAAGTAGCTGAGGAAGAAGTTATAAATAACGTTCTAGCAGGTAATAAATTTGATGAAACAAAGAAAAGAATAGCTCAAGACTTAACCGTTATAGGTATAGGAGCTACTAAAACTAGGTTTGATAAATCACAAGGTATAGTTGTAGATTACGTTGATCCAGCTTATATGGTTTACTCTTATACAGAAGATCCAAACTTTGAAGACATATATTATGTAGGAGAAGTAAAAGCTGTAACAATACCTGAATTAAAAAAGCAGTTTCCAAACCTTTCAAACGAAGAGTTAGAAAGAATACAAAAAACTCCAGGTAATTCTCAATACGTTACAGGTTGGGGTAATTACGATGAAAACACGGTTCAAGTAATGTACTTTGAGTATAAAACCTATATGAACCAAGTTTTTAAAATCAAAAGAACAGAACAAGGCTTAGAAAAAGCTTTAGAAAAAACAGATTCTTTTAATCCTCCAGAAAATGATAATTTTGAAAGAGTTTCTAGAAGTATAGAAGTGTTATACACTGGCGCTAAAGTGTTAGGTACTAATCTAATGCTAGAGTGGAAAATGGCTGAAAACATGACTAGGCCAAATGCTGATACTACTAAAGTAGAAATGAACTACTGTATTAGTGCACCTAAGATGTATAAAGGACGTATAGAGTCTCTTGTTAGTAAGATAACTGGTTTTGCTGATATGATTCAGTTAACACATTTAAAACTGCAACAAGTTATGTCTAGAATAGTTCCTGATGGTGTATTCTTAGATATGGATGGTTTAGCTGAAGTTGATTTAGGTAACGGTACAAATTATAATCCAGCAGAAGCTCTTAATATGTATTTTCAAACTGGTTCTATAGTAGGTAGATCACTTAATCAAGAAGGTGGTTTAAATCCTGGGAAAGTACCTATACAAGAATTATCAACATCTTCTGGACAAGCTAAAATACAAAGTTTAATAGGTACGTATCAATATTACCTACAAATGATAAGAGACGTAACTGGATTAAACGAAGCTAGAGATGGTAGTCAACCAGATAAAGATGCTTTAGTTGGGGTTCAGAAATTAGCAGCAAACGCTTCTAATACAGCTACAAGACACCTATTAGATTCTTTATTGTTTGTTACTTTAAGAGTGTGTGAAAACATAAGTCTTAAAGTTGCTGATTTAATAAAAAACCCTTTAACTGAAAACTCATTAATAAATTCTATAAGCACTTTTAATACTAAAACATTAGAAGAGTTTATGGATTTACAGCTTCATGACTTTGGTATCTTTTTACAGTTAGAACCTGAAGAAGATGAAAAAGCTTTACTAGAACAGAATATTCAAATGGCTTTACAAACAGGTGCTATAGCTTTGTCAGATGCTATTGACATTAGACAAATAAGAAATATTAAAGTAGCTAACCAGTTTTTAAAACTTAGACAAACTCAGAAAATAAAAAGAGAGCAACAACAACAACAGCAAAATATACAAGCACAAGCTCAAGCGAATTCTGAGGCTGCTGAAAAAGCTGCTATGTTTGAGGTTCAAAAACAACAAGCTCTTACTTCTGAAAAAGTTAATGTAGAACAAGCTAAGTCTCAGTTTGAAATACAGAGAATGCAAACTGAAGCTCAAATAAAAAGAGAGCTTATGGCTGAAGAGTTTAATTATAACATACAATTAGCTCAAGCTCAAATGAATACACAAAATCAAAGAGAGCAAGAGATAGAAGATAGGAAAGATCAAAGAATAAAACTACAGGGAACACAGCAATCAGAATTAATAAATCAAAGACAAACAGAAGGATTACCTCAGAATTTTGAATCTTCAGGTAATGACGTTTTAGGTGGTTTTGGTTTAGAAGGTTTTGGACCTAGATAAAGCTGTATTTAATTATTTAATTATATCATATTATGTCAGAAGTAAAAACAAATGAACCTGCTAAGCAGGAAGGTGAATTTAGCCTTAAAGGTAAGGCAAAGAAACCTAAGCAATTAGCTAAAAAAGATCAAGAAATTACTAAAGTTAATATTAAGGAGCCTTTGATAGATGCGCCTGATACTGTAACTAAAGTAGTTATTCCAAAACAAGAAGAAGAAAATGCCATTCAAAACGAAAGCCCAGAGGAAAGCGTGCTACGCACAGAACAGCCCAAAGTGGGATTGCAAGAAGTGGGATCAGGAGACGAAGTCACCTCTTCAAATGATACTTCCGAGTTCACGCAGCTGCAAGAAATAACAGAAGAAGAAACCGAAGAAGTTAAAGAAGTTACTAAAGAAGTAAAAGAAGCTTTAAGAGATGAAAAAGTTTTAGGTAAAAAACTACCTGAAAACATCGAAAAACTTGTTAACTTCATGGAAGATACTGGAGGTACTGTAGAAGACTATGTTAGATTAAATGCTGACTACTCTGCTATAGATGAAACTTCTTTACTTAAAGAATATTATAAAAAAACAAAACCATATCTAGATTCACAAGATATAGACGTAGTACTAGAAGACTATGAATATGACGAAGATCTAGATGATGACAAAGATATACGCAAGAAAAAAATTGCGTTTAAAGAAGAAGTTGAGAAAGCTAAAAACTTTTTAGAGGAAACAAAGAGTAAATATTACGACGAGATCAAGTTGAGACCAGGCGTAACTCAAGACCAACAAAAAGCTACTGACTTTTTCAACCGATACAAAGAAGATCAAAATAAAGTTGCTAAACAGCACGAAGATTTCACGTCTCAAACTAAAGACTATTTCGCTAACGATTTCAAAGGTTTTGATTTCGATGTTAGTGGTAAAAAGTTTAGGTATGGAGTTCAAAATCCTAGTAAAGTTGCAGAAGACCAATCTAACATTAATAATTTCGTAGGGAAGTTCCTTAACGACAAAGGTGATGTAACAGATACAAAAGGTTATCA